CTGTTGGCTTGAACAACATTGCTTACAAAGACGTTATTAACACTGTGTACGCTTTGCCACAGCAGTATTGGACTCCTAACACCAAGTTTATGGTTAGCCAATCTTGCCCACGATATGTAATTGAATAGAGGTTTTGATTTGCCACCATCAATTTTGTGTTTCTGGTGTAATTTACCGTGAAATTAATCATGTCTTGATACAGACGATACTTGTCTGCAATCTTGAGAGTGTTTGCCACTGAAGCCACTCTTGCCCGAGTTGCAAACCAAAGCGCCTGAACAGTCGCGCCTTCACCAAAATCTGACTTGGTAAAAGTCAGGTTGTTGACGTTGATGCTTTCAAAACGAGCAATTGCCATTTCACATCACCAAAGGTTTGTAAGGTCGCAGCAAGGTTGTCACGCCAAACGGAATGTCTTTTAGCTTTGTCTCTGTTGCATTTGCACGGTTGTTGTACAAGTGCGTAAGCAACAACAGACCAGCTTGCTTGATTACAGGGTAAGCCGACAGCGGGTTTGCCACAGTTGTGTATTCCACAATGATTGGCGCAGTCATCACTGTATTGATGTTTGTCGGCAGATTGTTAACCACCACTTTGTTGCCAGAAGCATCATAGAAGTAGTTGGTGTTTGTGATGGTTTGGAACACTGGTGGGAAAGCATCGTTCCAAAAACCAACCGAGGTAATTGACAACCCCGGTTGAGCAGCGTTTGTGTTCTGGCTTACTTCAGGCAAGTCAAGACTAATGGGTGATGCCACAAGGCTCTCAGAACCGTACCAGACGCGATAACTTACCGGGAGGATAGACATACCCAAGTAATCTTCAATCGCTTGTCTAGTGGCAAGTCCAAGGCTTGAAATGTATCCATCCTGACTTGTATCGTCAAACAAGTTCAGTTGGTTGGTCATTTCATCAAGCGTCAGCCACAGCGTTGTATTATCACGCCCAATCTGTTCAACCTTTGCATAGTTAAACGGATTGCGCGTTTGAGCGCCAAAAGGCGCAGCGTATTGATAATTGTCAACAGACATTAGACACCTACCAAGCGGATGCCAGCAAACGGGTCACGCACGGTACTTACCAAACGCTTTTCCGCATATAGGGTAATGAAACCGGGCGCAGTTTGTTCCATTGCCTGTATGGTCATTTCTTCCACATCAGCAATGGTCACAAAACGAGGCCAGTTTGCCAAGTAGATGTTAAATTTACCAGCACCTGTTGTTTGGATGTTTGGGTTAGCAATAACAGGAAAGCCAAACATGTTGACAACAGCACCGCCATCATCATCACCAGTTTCAGCAAATTGCCTAATTGCCGCACCACCTGTTCCAAGGTTGCGTAATTCATGGATGGTTTGCGGGTGCATCATCCACGCAGTACCGGGAAGATTCCAGTATTGGGGAGGGAACAAGCGAGTCATGTCTGTGATGTCGCCATACGACACAGCAGCAGCAGCTTGTGTAAATGTTGCAATGGAGTGAATGCCGTTGGTGATTGCAGTGCCGCTTGTACCAAATGCAGACGCTCCTGCACTGGTATACATATCTAAACCGCGCAAACCGTTTGTTGCGCCGTTGATTGTGGTGGTAGAACCAGCTTGGTCATTGTTTAGCACCATTGAAGCGCCTTCGATTTGTGCAAATTCCAGCATCAAATCTTCAACCAGCGTTTCATTTAGGTAGTTCACATCCGACATAACCGCTGAACGCACAGGCAGTTGAGCAGTAATAACCCGAGTTGGCAATTGCCAGATAGATGTGTTGATGTTTGGCGAACCGCTGTTAGGCGTGAACGTATAGCCAAACGGGTTTGTCGAGTTTGTCGCGTTACCTGTCTTGGCAACAAACTGAACGCTTGAGCCAGATGCAGGGATAACACGCGACATCTCACGAATTGGGTTTGCAAAACGCAGTGCGGCAAAAGCGTTGTCAAAGAAGGTACGACCACCAACCCCGTCACCAGAGCCTGTGATAGCAGATGCCTCGCGCAAGTCGATTGTGACTTTCTCGCCAGTTTCCAATGTTTGCTTAATTCCAGACAGGATGCGTTCGGTAATGGTCATAACAGTTCCTAAATTGTTGGCACAAAAAGGAGGGGGAATTACCCCCTCCGTTTTATCAGGTAGCTGTACCTGTCGAGCGATAGCGAATCAATGCGTTTGGATCACGCACGGATGTTGCCAAACGCTTCTCACCAAAAAAGGTGATAAAACCGGGCAACGTCTGGTCGTAGCGGCGCATAACCATGTTCAAACGATCAATGATTGTGTGACCACGGCTCCAATCACCAAAGTACATTGGGTACAAGCTAGTTGTGCCAGCAGAACCCGCAGTTGTTTGGCTAGGAGTATCCAGATACTTGTTCATCACAACGTCAAAGCCAAGCATTTGACCAATGATGCCATCAGGGTTCAACGACTCCATAGAGTTGAAGATTGGACGACCATTGGTGTCTTGCAGACCACGGATTGCTTGAGCCAAGATTGGGCTAACCATAAACTTGGTGTTAGGAGTCCAATACTGCTGTGGCAAAGCGTACACAGTGTTAATAACGTCTTTGTAAGCAATGTTGTTCAAGCCAACAGTGTTCACGTTAGAAGTCAGTTGGTCATAAGTAGCCAGCGAATGCAGACCGCTTGAAGAACCAGTACCAGAAGTGCCAAAAGCAGCAACAGAACAAGTACCACCAGTGTAGGTAGCGTTAGAACCAGCGTACTGATCCAAGCCACGCAAACCGTTAGTGCCACCGTAGGGGTTTGTTCCCGACTGAGCAGCTTGGTCGTTGTTCTGAATCATCGACAGAGCTTCAGCTTGAGCGAACTCAGCCAACATGTCATCAACTACGTTTGCTTCCAAACCGTCAATGTCATCCAGCGCAGCAGTACGGATTGGGAACTGCACGTTTAGGTCTTGCAGAACCAATTGCCAGATGCTTGTGTCTTCAGTTGTGCTTGCACCGTTGTTCTGGATCGTATAGCCCCATGCCACACCAGCATTGCCAGTTTTGACACGGAATTGATAGCTAGAACCATCGGTAGCCACAGTGCGCGACAGGCCACGCATAGGGTTAGCCAAACGCAGAGCAGCAAACACTGGATCGTAGCCAGTACGACCACCTTTGCCATCACCGCCAGCGGTCAGGGCAGAGGCTTCTTTCAGGTAAGCGTCCATCTGGCTTTCGTCTGCAAAGATTTGCAGTTCTTTTTCCAAACGGTTGTTGCCTTTGTAGAAAGTAGCCAGTTGCTCACGCACCGAACGGTTCACATCTTGGCGAACAGTCTTCGCGGGTGTGCGAATAAACTCAGGCATGTTGATAGAAGCAACTTTGGCTTCCAAAGCAGAAACCATCTCTTGCATTTCGGCTTTAACAGCCTCAACAGCAGCAGGAATTTTGGCTTCAACAGCAGTGATGCTTTCAGCTTGTTTAGCTTCGATAGCATCCAGTTTTTCGAGGATAACTTGGGACATGATTTAACCTTTAAGTCGTTTATCAAGGAGTTTCAGAAGTTCACGTTGCTCAAGAGCCGCGAGAATTTCCGCTTCGGTTGCCTCCGCATCAGAATCACTCTGGTTTGGCGCAGTTTCAATAGGCACTTCAACAGCATCACGCTGTTCAATTACCGTCTTGAACACAGATGCGGCGGCAACCGACATCTGCTTGGACAGACCTGCATCCCGCAAGGCTTCTTCCAATACTTTCAAATCAGCAGAGCCATCAGGTCGGAAATATTCCAACTTTTTGATTTCTGCTTTCATGTTATTTGGGTGCATTACCACGCTAGTCTCACGCAGACCACCTTTGGTGATTTGGAAATAACCAGACTCATATGGATCATCAGAACCAATGGTCATTGCTTCGCCATCTTCTTTGACCCACTGATATTCTTCAGCGTAAGCGCCAACAGAAACCCCGCCAAACATATTGGGAGATTCCTTCATCACTTGGTAAAGATCAGAGCCAGTTGTGGTGTTGAGATATAGGCGACCAGAGGCATTCATGCCATCGTCATCCATCTCAATGCTTGTCCACTCACCGACAGGAATGGCATCAGCATTGTGGTTGACATACATGGGCAGTGGTCGGCCTGATTCGGCAAACTCTTTTGCCCACTGCATAAAACCTTCTGGCTTATAGAAGAATTTACGACCATCAGCGCCTTCCCGAGCGCCCCAAGTAGTAATACGAGCCTCAATCTGTCCAGACGGTTCGCCGTTTGAGGCTTTCTCGTTCAAGTTCAGCTTGGCTTCGCAGATAAGATTCAATGTCTTCATTGATTGCCCCTAAAGCAATGGATTGGTTATTGTCCTGTATTTTAGGGGGTTGCCCTAACAATACGGGCAACTGTTTTGTCGGTCGCTTGACCTGTTTGGCTAATGCTACCAGATATTGTGTATCAGTGTGCATGATATATCAAGTCGCACCAATATTCATCTTTTTGGTCTGATTGCCACCGCCACCACCAGTATCTTTGGGACTGCTACCTGCAATTGCATCGGCAGGTTCAGGCTCTTTTACCAATTCATCAGCACCTTCTTTTGATGGCAGATTCATGTAGTTACGAGCCTCGTTAGGGGTCATTATTCCACCCTTTACGCCAGCAGTAGCAAAGTTCATCTGATCCAAAGGCGCACCTTTTAGGAAATCCTTGGTGTCAAACTCAATGCAAAGGCTAGGATAACCCTCAAGCAAATGCTGTGTCAATTTCTGCTGAATATTGACAATCGTAGGGTACATAGTGGTTTTGTAGAACTCATCCAAAGCGGTTTGGCTGTTGTTGAACTTGCCATCATGGATTCCGATCATGGAAGGTGGCACACCAAACAAGCCACAAATGCGGCGCATCGTCTGTAGCTTTAAAGCAGCAGCGTCAGTGTCTTGCAGCGTCAGCATTTCCAGCTTCTGATACTTCATACCCTGATCCAGCAACATACCTTGACCCGGTTTGCTTGGGTCACTGGTCTTGCTACCTGTCATGTTGTTCCACGCCTCTTTCAGACGGGCTGCAATCTCTTTGTACTTGCCATCAGGAATGACCTGATCCGTCACAAACATGCCAGAGGGCTTCGCACCGTTCTGCATGACAAAGTTGGCGTACAAGTCAATGTCTTGGTCAAGGCCAACCAATTCAGTTGCCAAAATTGCTTTGTTAAAGCCAGCAGAACCCTGCCACGCCATTTCTTTGCCGTGCATCACTTGGAAATATTTAAACTCATGGTCTTTGTTAAAACCGTAGCTTGGCGTAGACAAACGGAAAGGTCAGGAAGAACGAAGCAGACCCGTCAGCCAAGGTGGACGGGATTATTGCCATGATTATGGCTTTGCACTGCCATTTGGATAACGTATTTGTCAGCGAATCATTTGGCTTTAGATCGCTGGAGTGGTAAAGTATTGGAAATTGAGGGGAAATCATGGCAATTCTTGACATTTTCAAGCGTAAAAACACTCAGTCTGAGAGCAATACGTTGTTCGGTCAGACAGCCT